TTGTAATTGATCCCCATCTCTTGAAGATAATTTTTGAAACTGATGTAGTAATAAGCGCCAGCCTTCTTCAACTCAAACGCCTGGGGGTCGCCCTTTGTGCTGACCGTCGCGCCGAGATCGCCGTTCTCGGCAGAGAAGATGATGAGGCTGGCATCATCGGTGAGATTCATGAGGCGACCGGCCTCAACGCTGAACGATAACCGACCATTGCCTTGGATCGTGGCCTTTGCCGTCTGCTGGAGACGGGCGGCATCAAGGCGGGTCAATGTGGCTCCAAAATTCATGTATACGTTTCCTATCGGTTGTGAACGGAGGGTAGTATATCACAACCCTATCTGGGCTGTAAAGAGGGGCGGAAAGAAAAATATTATTTGGTACGAAATGGTGTGAAGTGTATTTTCTGTATTTACCCGGTTGCAAGTCGCAAGAGATACCAAGTTGCCCACGGTTCCGTGTGCCGTTTCGGAACCGCCAGATCCCTCGTCGGCGATATTGACAAATGAAAACAGATATTGACAAAACCGGCCGAGGGTTTGTCAATGTCAGAAATATCAAGTTCTGAGGCTGGGGTATGCCCCAAGTGGCTAAAAACAGCGAGGGAGTAGACATGGGGAAAAATTGACATCGAAAATGTCACAGTTGTCAAAGGCCATTTCGCCGTTTCCGGGCCGCTTCGCATGGTGCGTGGCGGCGGCAAAAAGGAAACTGCGAAATGCAAAAGAAAGAAGTAACGATCCACCCGCGACCAGAGTCGCCGATCACACCCAAGGTCTGGGAGAAAATCCAAATCCACGCGAGCGTCATCCAGCTGTCGTACCGCGACGCAAACGAGGTCGACAGGGAAATCCGACGCGAGGACATCATCGGGGAACTGATCACCGCAGCCGTCAAGTCGTGGAAGAAATTCAGGAGCGACAAGGGCTGCACATACGACTCGTTCGCAAGCCATGCCATCGACTGGGCGGCGAAGAACTACATGCGCAACACCTGGAACAAGGAGAAGAAAAGGCGGAACACGCTCTCGCTCAATGTCTGTGTGCGGGAGTTCGACATCGAAACGAGCAGCGGCTCGATGACGTTCCTCGAACTTCTCGAAGACACGCGCGCAAATGCCGGACGCCTCGCGGAAGCTTTCGATCTGCGCGAGATGTTTGCCGCGCTGGAGAAACACGATCCGCAGCTTGCGGAGATCCTCGTCCTCCGCTATCAGGGGCACAAGATGCAGGAGATCGCAGGGATGGTGGGCGTCAAGCCGCGCCGCCTCTGGGTGGTTCTGTGGCCGAGGGTCAGGAAGTTCGTGCGCGAGTTTTACAAAGATACCCCCGTAGATTTTTCCGGCTCGCGGTAAAGAGGTATGGCACCGGCGGGGAGGATGGTTCCGAACCGCCGAGTGGAAGGAAAACGACAACATGAAATATCCATTCTTGCTGGATGTGAAGGCGAGCGAGTATCACGCGGATTCCGCGTCGGGCCGCTATCTTTCTTCACACAACCTGGCGCTGTTCCGAAAGTGCCCGCGCAGCTACCATCTCACCATGACGGGGAAGATGCGAAAGCCGGAAACCCAAGCCCTCGCGTTCGGGCGGGCGGCGCATTGCTTCACGTTGGAGGACTCTGACGTGTGGAACCGCGAGTTCGTCGTGACGGACGGGCCTGTGAACCCGAAGACGGGACAGCCCTTCGGCCGGACGAGCCAGAAGTTCATCGACTTCATGGCCACGCAGACGAAGGAGGTGGTTTCGTGCCGAGAGTTCGAGGCCATCGAGAAGATGGCGGAGAACGTGTGGAACCACCCGGAGGCAAAGAAGCTCCTCGAAAACGGAGTTGCCGAGGGCACGATCCGCGTCGAGGACTTCTTCGGAACGCCTGCGCAGGCGCGGCTCGACTGGTTCACGCCGGACTACGGGATCGTCGACCTCAAGACGACGGGCGACGATCTCGAATGGTTCGAGAGCGAGGCGCGGAAGTTTCAGTACGCCTACCAGATGGCCTTCTACCGCAAGGCTCTGGAGATCGTGAGCGGGACGAGATACCCGGTGTACATCATCGCCGTGGAAAAGCACGAGCCCTACAGGGCGTGTGTATTTCGCTACGCCGAGGACGTGCTGGACCAGGCGGAGGCCGAGAACGCGAGCGCGATACGCGAGCTGATCGACTGCCGCGAGAGGGACGTGTGGGAGACGCGATTCCAGGAGACGAGGCCGCTGACGAGGATATAGGCCGAACACAGTTCGGCCATCAAATCTGGAGAGTTCGGCCATCAAATCTAGGATTGGCTACCAAGGGACTGGAATTGGGGCGTCAAGAATGCCGCCACACAGAACGAGAGCAGGGCGGCAGAATGCCACCGCACAGAACGGAATTTGGGCGGCGGGGTGCCGCTCAGAAAAAACAGAAAACCGAAAGGAAAAGAAACCATGGGACTCATGGAAAAGATAACGAAAGGAGCGCGGCCACGACCGCCGCGCATCCTCGTGTACGGGCCGGCGGGTGTCGGCAAATCGAGCTGGGCCGCGCAAGCGCCAAGCCCGATATTCATCCCCACGGAGGACGGCCTCGACCAGATCGAGTGCGACAGGTTCGACCACGTGACGGACTATGCGAAGTTCGTCGAATGCCTCAAGGCGGTGCGCGACGAACCGCACGGCTACAAGACGCTCGTGATCGACTCGCTCACCGCGTTGCAGAACCTCGTCACGGACGGCGTGTGCAAGGCGGCGGGCGTGAAGTTCCTCGAAACCGCCTACGGCGGGTACAACCGGGGGCAGTCGGCCGCGCTCACGCAGCTGCGCAAAGACGTGTACGGCCTCTTCGACGAGATCCGCAGCAAGCGCAGCATGGCCATCGTGCAGATTGCGCACGATCATGTGGAGAATATCAAGCGCGCGGACGGGACATCCGACCGTCGCCTCGCGCCGCGCCTGATCGCGGGCATCTGCGACTGGGTGGCGGAGTGGAACGATATCGTGATCTCTGCCGACTTCCGCACCATCGAGGACGCCAACGGCAACCGCATGATCGTGGGCAAGAACGGCGGCGAGCGTGAGATGTACGCGGTAGGAACGATCCACCGCCTCGCGAAGAATCGCTATGGCATTGCGCCGGGGCCGCATCCCTTCACATGGGATGTGATTTGGGAAGCCATCACGAAGATGAATGGCAACGCTGGCGAGGCTCACCCTTCCAGTGCAACGAGCGAGCCGCCCGCGAACGGGCAAGCCGCTCCCAATGAAACTGAAAACGCATAACGAGAAAGGAAAACTGAAATGGACGATGTATTTTTCGACGCGACCGGCATTGAGCCGGCGGGGACGTTTGAGCCTCTCCCTCCTGGGGAGTACGAGGTGGTGATCACGGAATCGACGTGGAGGCCGACGAAGGCCGGCACCGGCTCGTTCCTTGAGCTGAAGTGCCAGGTGGTCGGAGGCGACTACGACAAGCGCAACCTCTGGGCGCGGCTTAACCTCAAGAACCCCAATGCGACTGCGGTGGAGATCGCGAAGCGCGAACTCTCGGCAATCTGCCATGCGGTAGGCGTGTTGCGCCCCAAGAGCAAGGAGGAGCTGCACGGCATTCCGCTCATCGCGAAGGTGGTCGTGAGGGAGAACCAGAACGGCGAACCCTCAAATGAGATCAAGGGCTGGAAGCCTAAAGACGGCGGCGGAAACGGCGGCAAGAATGCCGCCGCACAGAACACCGCCGCACAGAACACCGCCGCACAGAACACCGCCGCCCCAAACGGAACGGGCGCACAGAAGCAGCCGACCGCTTCGGGGAATGCGCCTTGGTGAGGCGGATCGAGACGATTCTGCCGTATCCGCCCAGCGTGAATTCTTACTATCGCAGTGTAGGGTTTCGCGTCCTGATCAGCAGAGAGGGACGCAAGTACCGGAAGATGGTCGTGTCACGCCTCAGTGGAGCGAGGCCGCTTGAGGGACGCTTGTCCTTCACGGCCTTGCTCTACCCGAAAGATCGCCGCCGCAGGGATGTGGACAATGTTCTCAAATCCCTCCTCGATTCGCTTGCACACGCCGGCACGATGCACGACGACTCGCAGATAAAAGTGCTTCACGTGGTGATGAACGAACCCGACGGCGAGGCGCGGGTTGAGGTACGGATGGAAGAACTAGAATGAACATCGGAAAGAAGAAACAAGAATGGGACTTCGATACTACCAGGAGGACGCCGTAAGGGCTGTTTACGAACATCTGCGGCACAAGGACACGAACCCGTGCGTGGAGATGCCCGTCGGCTCAGGAAAAAGCTGGGTGTTGGGGCAGATTGCCTCGGACACGGTCAAGGCGTGGAATGGACGCGCGCTCGTGGTCGCGGGCGCGAAAGAACTGCTGCAACAGAACGCCGAGAAGATACGGCTCGTCGCGCCAGACATCGGCGTGGGCATCTGCTCGGCAGGGTTGGATCGATGGGAGGCGAACCGCCCGGTGGTGGTGGGCGGCGTCCAATCGATCTTCCGCAGGGTAAAGGAGATCGGCCATCGGGACGTGTGCATCATCGACGAGTGCCACCTTATCCCGCCGGATGGCGAGGGGATGTACAGGACACTCCTCGCGGGGCTGAAGGAGATCAATCCGAAGATGCGGATCGTGGGATGCACGGCGACGCCCTACCGGCTCAAGGGAGGCATGATCTGCCGTCCGGAGAACATCCTCAACGAGATCTGCTACCGCATCGACCTCAAGGAGCTGATTGAAAAAGGATTCCTCTCGAAGCTCACGGCGAAGTCTGGGCGCAACATCGCCAAGTTCGACGCCCTTCACGTACGCGCCGGGGAGTTCGTCGCAGAGGAAGTAGAGCGGGCGATGACGGAGGATGCCATCGTCTCCTCGGCCTGCCGCGAGATCGTGGAACTGACGAAGGACAGGAAGAGCGTGATCGTGTTCTGCTCGTCCGTGGCGCATTGCCAGAAGGTCGCAGAGCGGATTTCAATTCTCGCCGGCACAGAGTGCGCCATCGTGACGGGGGAGACACCATCCTTTGAGCGAGCGGAGATATTGGAGAGGTTCAAAGGCAAGAGCGTGCAGGCCGACCTCTTCGGCAACGAGAAGCCGCCGCTGAAATTCGTGTGCAATGTCGAGTGCCTGACGACGGGATTCGACGCCCCGAACATCGACTGCGTGGCGCTGCTGCGTCCGACGATGTCGCCGGGGCTGCTCATGCAGATGTGCGGGAGAGGGACGCGGCTGTCGCCCGAAACGGGAAAGACAGACTGCCTTATCCTCGACTTCGGCGGCAACATCGAGCGGCACGGATGCCTCGACTGCCTGCGCCCGCCGGGCGAGAAGACGGGCGAAAAACGCGGGCCGCTTGCGAAGGCGTGTCCGAAGTGCCAGACCATGATGCCGCTTCCGTTGATGGTCTGCCCCGAATGCGGGTTTGAGTTCGAGAGGAAGGAGAAAGAAGTCAAGATCGAAGCGACGGCGTCGACGCTGGGGGTGATCTCCGGCGAGACGACGTTCGAGACGCTGGAGGTGACGCATGTCGACTACGACGAGTGGGCGAAGCGCGGCGCGCCGCCCGACTACCCGAAGACCATACGGGTGACATACTGGTGCGGCATGAACGAGCGCCATTGCGAGTGGGTTTGCCCTGAACACTCCGGCTACGCGAGGCGGAAGTTCGTGGAGTGGTTCAAGGCAAGGCGGATCGCGGAGGATGTGTTCATTCCGGCGACGGCAGCAGAGTTCCTTGAGGCTGTCTTCGGGGGGATGGTGAAGACCACGAAGTCGATCACGATCCGCAAGACGGAGGGGAAACGATATGCGGACATCGTGTCGAGCGTTGTCGGCGACACGCCGGAGGGCGGGCCGAACGACATGAACTTCGAGGATGGCGATCTCGACGATCTGCCGTTCTGAACGCGAGGTGGAGGTGAAGCAGATGGACGAGGACGATTTCGAGTACGAGGAGAAGTTCGCGCGCCGGCACGAGGCCATCGTGCGCGGCTTGCGCGTCGCTCTTTGCGCCGCCCTGCTGGGGGCGGTGGTCACGGTGTTCTGCATCGTCTTGGCGAGACGGGCGCGGACGAGCGGCTACGATGCCTGGAGAGCGACCGTCAACAGCGCGATGCGCAAGGCCGTGGAGGGAGGCGGACATGGCGATAGCCGTTGAGACCGCGCTCGGCTACAGGCGGGCGGGGCTTTCCGCACTTCCAGCCTCAAAGGCGAAGAAAAGGCCGGCCATCGGCGCGTGGCGAACCTGGGCGAAGCGGCTCCCCACGGAGGTGGAGGAGGAGGCGTGGTTCTCGAACACCCACGACGGCGTGTGCATCGTGGCGGGTTCGGTTTCAGGAAATCTCGAATGCATCGACTTCGACCAGAGGGCGGAGGCGTATCCGGCATGGTGTGCAAAGATCGACACTACGGTGCTCGCAG